CGACGATATAGTGGATCAGCTCAAAGATCTTGAAGGTTACGATTATTACGTTCCTGATAGAACTGAGTTGAGTGCCATGAAGTCGCTTAATTACTACACTGAGACACCAAAAGCTGATTGCTATTCAAGCGATCCCCCTATGGATCTTAAGGTGAGATTTGAGCAACTCATTGGCATTGACGTTGAGATTTTGCGCCGCAGACTCGCCAGTGATTATTACACTGGAGTCGAGCGTGACGTGGTTATAGCTTATGTCACGGCTGCAGATCTTAATACTACCACTACTTCACCATTTCTGGATTGCAACAATTTTGATGAGCTTCTTACAACGGCTCACGAATTTTCTTGTAATGCCAACAGAAAGGCCACCCCCGGTTTTCCTTATAATTTGAGGTTTAACAGTGTTGGCCAAGCCCTTGATAGTGTCGTTAAGTACGATGGCTATATTGATCATGAGCGTATTGTTGGGTTTGCTTGCTTCACGGTTATCCATTATGTGTTAGAGTCCTTTAGTAGGATCAGTTCACCTAGTGATGCTTTGAGGCGCAAGCTTGGCTCTTACAATCAACTTATAGTCAAACTTGAACCGCACCCTTCTCGGAAATTGTTTCCGCGCATTGTTGTTGCTATGCCAGTGCACTTTCAAATTGCTGACCAAATGATGATGATACTCACACCACCCAAGCCTGGAACTTCTAGCTTGTTGTATGGTTGGGGAAATCATTATGGTGAGGCTTTGTCTGAAGCTATGGCGAATGTGACCGGCGTTACTGGAGGGAGTTGGCTTAAGTCAGATGTGAGCGGTTGGGAGCGTAGTGTTTCTGAGCGCTCATTGCTTTGGGCTAACAGTATATTGGCATGTATTGGAGATTATGCCTCCATTATGATGCCTATCATGAATAACAGAGCGCTTGCGTTGTCTAACGCTGCATATCTTCTTCGAAATGGCGTGGTTATTGCTAAGAATAAGTCTTGTTTACAAGTGTCTGGGCAATTCCACACCACTACGTCGAATGGTATTATGCGAAGTGCATTTGCTGTTTCTCAGGGTGGGCGTGCGTTTTGTAACGGTGATGATTGTTTGGAGATTAACTTCAAGTCTGCTGAGCAGATGGTTCTTGGATATCAGTCCATGAAGCTGTCTACCAGGGACGTTGAAGTTTGTGATCCTAACGATTTCGAATTTAGCTCTCATCGTTTTCAGCGCCGTGATGGTGTTTTGCATTTTAGCCATGTTGCTCCTCAGAAATCGGTGTATCGAATGATTGGTACAAAATCTAACCTCATACAGGTTCTTCATTTGCTCAGTCCTAATTTCAGTGACAAAGTTTCTGCGGGGTCGTTTATTTCGGACCTCCAGTGCGTCGCTGATTATTTAACATCACTGGGTTATGATTATTCTATGCCTGCTGAGGAATTTGTGGATTCTTTGTGGTCAACAGACAACACAACCAGCGACGAAAGCACTGAGCCCGTTCAGTTACGGTAGGACGGGTCCTGGGGACTACCGTATGGTAAAGAATTCATCGGGTAAGGGGGCCACCCAAAAGGTCCCCAGTCCGTCTGATCGTAAACAGCAATCTATGCTTGACAAGATGGACGCAGTTCTTAAGAAGCTACCACCAGGTACATTTGCTAAGGCAGGTGCTGCCGTTGGAGGTTTAGCTGGTCCTAAGGGCGCAATGATTGGAGGAATGATTGGTAAAGGCATTTCAACAATAACTGGCAGAGGAGATTATGTCGTTCGCTCTAACACTCTCCGTAGAGAGGGTGGCGTGTTGACTACTGGTGTTCCAAAGTTCGTGTCTAACACGTCTCGGAATGTCAGAATTCAGCATCGTGAGTGCTTCGGCGCTGTTTCATCGCCTACTAATGCTATCAATTTTAACTCATCCACATATTCTATTAATCCTGGAAATGAAGTACTGTTCCCATGGTTGTCTTCTATTGCTTCTAATTATGAAAAGTATAAGATTCATGGGGCAGTTGTTTATTTCGAGTCTTCTTCTTCAGATTATGCGGCTTCTGGTGCTCTTGGTAATGTGATTATCGCTACGAATTACAATTCGGCAGAGATTCCATGGTCCGATGACATTAGTATGCTCAATTCTGAATTTGCTGTTGCTGGCAAGCCTTCGTTCAATTTGGCTCATCCTCTTGAGTGTAGCCCATTGTACGGAGGTCAGGATGACTATTTGTATGTTAGAGATGCTGCTGCTATTTCTGGCAGCACCACGGTTGACCCTAGGTTGTATGATTTCGGGCTTTTGCAGGTTGCCACGCGCGGTTTGTCCGCTGCTGTTGGTACTGAGCTCGGTCGACTTTGGGTCACATATGATATTGAATTTGTGCGCCCACTAATTAATCCCAGTGGGTCCATGAAATATGGAACCACCAGTTTGTCAGCTAACGTTTCTGATCCTTTTACTACTATGTTCGCAATTGATAGTAAAAAGACTGTAACCGGTCAAGCTTTCGTTAGGACTTTTCCTAATGCAGCTTCTTTCCCTGGCCTTACTGTGAACGACACACTCGTTGTTTACAAAGGTGCCAGTTTGCATCAATTTGTGATCTTAGTCAACAGAGACTGCGTATTGCATATTGGTGCGGAAATTGGTACAGCTACTGGGCTTACCGGCACTGGAACTATCGCGCTCACCAATAATGGTGGTGCTACTTCGGCAACGATTTATCAGGCTGAATTGGTCGCACCAACTGAGGCTAACGCTTCATTTTGCGTGATGGTTAAGGGCGCGTCCGCTAGGCCTGAAGCACATGTGGTCGTGACGGTCAATATGGCCGCCTCGAGTGCCACTGTGCAATTTGGTTCCCTCGGTCTCACTGTAGTCGAGGGTTCTGGCGTGACGCGCATTTTGGCGGGCAACCCCTTTTAGTTGCCCGTCTTGGGGAAGGAAAACCCCATAGCAAACCCTAGAAGGCTTAACATAAGATATGTGGCTTACGGCGACCGCATTTTCAGCTGCAATGCTGATTTTCGCGGTATACAAATTAAGAGACCTACTCATCGTGGACGATACACACGAGCAAAGGCAGAGAAAACTGTAAACCGCCGCATACGG